GAACGTTCTCTCAATCCCTTGAGAGCTTCGCTGCTGATTGCCTTGCGCCTTGTAATACAAGGCCGTCAGGTGTCCCAGCAATTCACCCGATTTTCAATCAGAGTTACCTCTGAAGGGAACCTTCATGATTCATCATAATAGATGATTTCCTTTTCTAGGTTGACTTCAAAGATTGCCTTAGCAATCTAACCCCCGAGTTCGAAAACTCCGGGATCACTGTAGTTATACCCTTATTTTCTAGGGCCCAAGAAAAAGAGCCCACAACCCGAAAGTTGAAGGCTCTTATTAGAAACGCACCGAAATGCGTTAGTGTTTCTCAGTTGAAGGAAACGATCAGGATCTTGCGACCGCCGATTTGAACAATTTCGCGAATGGTTGGGGTGGTGCCATCAAGAGTGACATTCACACCACCGTTGGCGGTTGGGAGTGCTTTACCGTCGTTGCCGACAGAAAGGCGGCTATTCAGTGTAAAAGCGGCAACAGCCAAAGCGCTAACTTCAACAATCAGCGACCCGCTGGCAGCTACGGAAGCTTGACGGGAGGTTTGTGGTTGAGCTAGTGAAGTTGGGATGTAAGATTGGTTGACACCGGCGATAGGGCCGGCGAATGCAGTGAGGTTACCAGGAACGCAAACTTTGTTAGCTCCTGCATAAGTTGCATAAGCAACGACAGCGAACTCAGGAATTTCGACTACGCCTACGGCGCCAGCTTGATTGTCCGTAGCAGCTATACAGGTTTCTGCGTATCTTACGAATTGCTTACCGTAAACGGGAGCGATGTTTAAAGACATTTTAGTATTAGCGAAAGGTTAATGATTTAGTTGTTTTCTCTAGGACTTGTTTTTCACCTAGTTTGTGGTAATTGGTTTTACCCTCGTTTGCTATGCAAACGTTAGCGGTATTCAATGGAGCATCGGCAGCGATCATAGCACATGCATTCTTGTCCAGGCATAGGTAAACTTCCTAAGGGCTGCCAGCCTCTTCGTCCAAAATTGATGCAGTCGGGACAAGTTCTTCTGTCAAAGACAGGAATCCTTCTCATTTCCCTATAGCCCTGCTCTTGCCTGACGTAGTAGTCCCCCAAGTTGAAAAATGAGTAAGAAGGGTTTGCTAGGTAACGAACTACCCTTGAAGCTAAGCCGAGCCAAGACATTTTGGGCTCAGCGGCCACATTTTCATCATAATCAAAGCTAGCCATATCAACTTCGGAGAAGTTTGCACGGTCGTCTCCAAGAAGCAGAGAGCCGGAGTCCAAGGCAAGTTCAGTTTGACTTAAAAAGTTCAACAAGGGTGGAAGTATTTGCCCTGTTACGGTGGGCCAAGCCTTTTGAACTTTCTTCTCCGGAGAGGCTTGCCCCGCGCCCAGATAGACAGCGGCAAGAGCTGCCGACAAGGTCTTGTCAATTAAGGTTCGAGAGTACTCCTCCCAACGTATTTCTCGGTCTCTTAACGCTTTCACAAGAACCTTAGACTGGTCTGTCATTAGACTTTCCAGGTTCTCTTGTGTTTTTGCTTTTCGAGCCAAGTTTTCAGCTTGAGAGAAGTATTCACCTCGTTTCTTTGTGACTTGTCCTATTAAAGTTAGCAGGTCCATGAAGACACTCTCCAATCGGAACAAGGACCAATCAATCAGCCTCTTCCACCCCAAGGGATGCAACGCTTGATGGCTTCAACGTAGTCGCACTCTCCGGCCTCAACCATCTTCATAGCACGAGCATGGGGGTCAAGGTCCTCGTCTTCGGGCTCTTCGAAGCGTCCTTCAGCGACAACTTCCCCGAAATAAACTAGGTTCGGTAAACGATCTAGGAGTCCAAACAACTTAGTTGTTGGAGATTCGCCTTCCGCGAACTCGAGGGTTCCGAACTCAAGACCTTCGCAATAATTCTGAAGATCTCTCTGAGGAATGATTCCGTCTGTCAACTTCCCTTCGGTGTAAAGGTTATCTACGAACTCGGCAATACGTTGCTTGCGTGAACGAGTTTGCTGCTCTTGGTACTCTTTCTTCAGACGGGAATTTTCGTTCTTAAGGTTCTCTAGTTCACGCTGGAACTCTTCGAACATTTGAACAGGGTAACCCATGGGTTTGGCCTGCCCCATTGAGCCCATTCCGCAGAAGTCATCGGTTTCTGAATAATCGTCATTCTCGTCTTCAGCATCCTCCTCGTCCATAAACGAACGCTTTTGCCCGTAGGTAGAACCCTTTCCTGTGCGGGTCATAGGGTCACGCTCAGCGTACTTGCGTGTCATTTTGCCAGTAGCTTCGCACTCTTCTACATCAAGGTCGTCGTCTTCAGCGTGGTCGAGAGAAGGCTGGTCTCCGGACTTTTGACGAAGGATACGAACTTTATTGCTCTGAGTGGCATTCTCAAGATCCACGGCCATTTCTAAATCATCCGGCTCTTCTTCAGAACGAGATGGGAAGTTGGTTGGGCCGTCATCACGACCGTGAGGGTCATTACCGGATGAAACACCCGCCTTCTTGGCAGTTCTGGTAACACCGTCAGATTCTTCACTATGGTCTGCAATTTCCTTGCCTTTTAGAGGAGCCCTCTTTTGGCCAGAAGTTTGGTGAAGAACGCGAGAAACTTTGTTTCCCTTTGTACTCTCGAGTGGAACAACAATGTCTTCGGAATCAGGCTCTTCTTCAGATTGTTCGGAAACAGGAGTGGGTCCACCATCACGACCGTGAGGGTCAGTTCCGTCAGAAATTCCGGGCTTGTTTCGAGTAGGCAGTCCGTTCTTGCCGTCGTCGTACTGGTCGTCTTCCATTGCACGGCGGCGACCTTCTGGTTGGTCTGCCCAGCGAGAGTCTTCGTCACCTTCACCTTCAGCAACTTTGGCAAGTTTTTTCCTATCTTCTTCCTGATCACCGTTCTTGGCGGTGTTCACTCTGTCAAGGTCTTGCTCGTCGTCAGAAGTTACGCCTTCGCGATCCTCTTCATCACCGTGACCAACAGACTGGCGGTCGCCGTAACTGTCGTCAGATGAACGAGCAGTCTTAGATCTTCCCGCAGGGTCTTCGGAGTCTTTTTGAGCGTGCTTACCGAAACTGGCTTTGCCACCAGAAGTGGTTTTGTCACTGACTTCAGCGAAGTCGCCTTCTTCTTCACCTTCGTCCATGTCTTCATCATGGACCTTATGCTTAGCTCTAGCCTTCACTTTAGCCATGTTTTTCTTAAAGGCAGCAGGAACTTCACCGTGCTCGTCAGAAAGTTCGTCGTCTTCTTCAAAGACTTCTTCCACAACTTGAACTTCTTGGCCATGTGCTCCCTTTCTAACTTTACGGGAGACACCTTCATCAAACTTTTCTTCTGGAAACTGATCTTCCATGTTTGCGAGTTTTTGAGCGGACTCGGAGACTTCGGCTCCTTCACGCCCCATTTTCTTTTTCATTTCGGAAAATTGCTGGTTAGGGTTTTCGGGGGCGGTGCTTGAATCCGCCGAGTTGTTGTTTTGCGTCTCATCGACGTCTGTTTCTGTTTGCTCATCCTGGTTTTCTTGAAGATCATTCAAAGAAGACTTCATGTCCCCCCGAACTTCTTCGAGCTTTCCTTTCAGGATTTCCAAAGGGCTTCGTTCAACGAGAAGAGTTGGGCCGAGTTCTTCATCAAAGATCTCGCTTGGGGAGAGAGTAGAGGCGAAGTTAAAGACCCCGTCCCGATCTTCAGAGAATGAAAAGGGTTCGAGACCCTTAACAGCGGGGGGAGAGGCACCTAGAAGCGCTAAGTGTCTAACACTCCACTTACCTTCATGTGGGTTAATCGGGGAGTTAGGAGAATAGAAAGAGATCGAAACTTTGCGATAATGTCCGTCTTTCACTAAATCTTTAGCCGTGTCTGTAAAATCAACATCGGCGTATAGTTTCTCTCCACTTCTAACCAGTTTTTTCACCCACCCGAAGGAAGGTACACTGTCGTTGTCTCCAGAGTGTCCGATAACCAAGGGAGCCTCATGAGTTTGAGGGTCGTAAGATTCAACAACTTGTTGAAGGTCATCGGGGGTGAAATCTCTTTCAACTCCTTGGGCAGAAATCTGAGGCCCCGCCGTGAAAACATGAACACGTTTTGTAAACACTTTACTACTTGTTGTACTCATATACGTGTTTTACCCTCTTTTTTTTTCTTTCTTAGGTTTTCTTCGGGAATCTCTTGCTCAATTAATTGATCAATAGTGACTTCCTCTTCCTCTTCAGGAGCCACTTCCTCAACAGATTGTTCGGTAGTGTCTTCTTCTGGCTCTTCCGGAAAGGTATCTTCTGCTTCAGCTTCAGCTTCTTGTGTCTGTTCCTCGGAAGGTTGGTCGGCAGGTTCTGAATCCTCTGATTCGTCTCCCCCGAAAATAGACCTGTAAAGGTCTGTGTCTTCGTCAGGGTTGTAAGTAGTGTTGTCTTCTTCCTCCTTGGTCTCAAAGTCAGGAGCTTCTGACTCAAGTTCAATTCTGAAGTGTCTTTCAACCCATTCTCTACGGGGCTTGAAGCCCGATTGAATGAGAATTGAGAGGTCACCAGCTGTGACCGGGGATTCCTCAATTCTGAACTCTCTTGTGAGGCTTGGGGCCGCAACGTCGATTCCGAAGTTAAGGTCAACGATCCACCTCACCAAGGTTCGAGTCAAAGTATGAGAAATGGCTTCTGATATTTCCGCCGCTTTCACCACTCTCACAACGTTGGCAACTTGTGAAGAAGCTCTTGAGCCCGCCTCAGCTTGTCCGGCTTCGTTTTCTCCGCAAAGAATCAAACTGATTTCTTTGTCTATGTAGTCAATTAAGCTCTTGAAAACATCGGGAGTTCCGCTCGGGTTTATAAAGTTTAACTCGTACCCCTGTGGCAAAACTAGGGCTGTCTCTTGCGACAAGTTAGAGATGTGGTTGTAGATTGTATCAATTTCTGCGGAAGACGCACTTAGGGGTGCCGTAGCAACTACCGTAGGTGTGGCGTACCTGTCTCCGTAAAGAACATACGATTCAATGGCCCTGCGTCTGAATTTCACCAGCGGGTAAAGTACCCTACCTAAAGAAGAACCGTAAGGGTCACCATTGTGCTGGGACCAGTAACGACTTACGATGAATTTTCTAGCGGGTAGTTCAACACCCTCAAACATTCGGTTGAAAGTCAAACAGCGCATCGTGAATCCGGTTTGGGAATCCTCTGATTCCTGAAAAACGAAACGGCGCTGGTCTCTCATTCGAATGTCGAAAGGTATGACACCCCTTTTGGTCTTTTTCCACATTATTTCTCCGACACTGTAGCCAACAATAAGAGCTTCTGCGAAACCCTTATAGATCTCGTCTAAGGGTAACTCTTCAAGGATTTCGGCTACAAAGTCTCTTACTGCGACATCTCCTGGCTTCGCGCTATACTCTTCAACATACCACGGTCTTGATACAACTTCTTGAACCAGTTTAGAGAAAGAGCTTTGTACGTGCTCATCGAAGAAAAGTCTTTGGTAAACGGAAAGTGCACGATTTCCCCCCTTTTGAATTAACAGGTCGTCGCTAGGTCGAACAATGCTATTCCCAGATCCTGTAAAGGGAGAAGAACTCCCAAACATGTAAATACTGGATAAATTATAAGGGTCGCTCGTGTAACTCGAAATTTCTCCGATTGGTACCGGGGCTGTTTTAAATCTGTTCGACAAAGTTTCCTCTTTTTGTGCTTGTTTTGGTTTTAGTATCCATTCATTTATGATTCCTAAGGTACTTTACCCGGTTAATTGCTAAGGGAAAACTCGAGGGGCGGTTGTGGAACACCGTTCAACTGGTAAACGATATTAACCTTATAAATTCCATCTTCGCCGCTTGTTGCCCAATCTCCTCTCACTACGAGAGAGGTTAGTCCGGAAACGTAGGCTTGTATGGAACTTTGAAACTCCGAGTTGATTTGGCCGGGGTCCATGACGTCTAGAGTGTGGTCCCCAACGCCATAATCCGCTCTCATTACTCTTTCAAAAAATCGTGTTTCGACAATGCTTCTGATTTCTTGAGTTTTTAATTCGTAATCGGTACTTATGGATAAATTACCATTCACGACCTTCAAGGGGTAGGATAACCCTCGGGTAGCAGCCGACAATGTATGGGGTACTGTCATCGAATAAACCTTAAAGTTTGAGCCTCTAACTTTCTAACCCGTTTTTTAACCTCTTCTTTTGGAAGTTTACTTTGAATCAATTTTTGCATTTCTGCACGAATTTCCCCATTCCCAAGAGAATTGTACAGTGAAGGCTCTATCAAAATCTGTTCTTCTTCTAATAGGGAAAGGCAGAGTGCCTCAAGTGAGACACCCTGTTGGTTCGCTTTTTGAGTTAAAGAAGAGAAAAGTGAGTCAGGAATTTGTAGCTTCAGATCCTTGTTCATTAACTCACCTTTTATCAACCCAGTCCTTGTGATTCTAGTTCTCTGTTCATTTGTCCCACAGAGACTCGGATTAGGTCAACTTCGAATCTCTCAAGAGTTGGGACCGGGGTGTCGAAAACTTTGACAAATACAACACCATTTTCAAGGTTTTCACCGCTGTTGATTCTTTCGTCGCAAATCACTTGGAAAGCATCAGAAGGACGGGCGCCGAATAACGCACCGGCCAAGTATAGTTGGCTGAGAACGCTATTACCGATCGAAACGATCTGGTTGAACACGATTCCAAAGCCATCTACAACTGAGAAAATTTGGTTGTCGAAGGCATTGCGAAGAGAACCGTATACAACATTCTGAATAACTCGGGTGTTCACAAATTGGAACTTACGTTGGTCAGCAACAGCTTTGTCGATTCTGGTACGTCCACCCCAGATGAATACTGCAGTATCCGGATAGCCCGGCAAGGAACGAAGTACGTTGCAACCGTCGGGATTGAGTAGGTTTTGTTGGGCAGAGTTCACAGCGATTTGGACTCTAGCGGCATCTGAAAGCTGGTATTTAGTTCCAGCAGGAGGGAATTGGAACCCTTCGGAACGGTAACGGCGAGTCGCAACACCGGTTACATACGGGGTTGGAGGAATAAATTGTCCCGCGGAATTTTCCACGTAAGGCCCGTAGAACGCGATGAAACCGAAAGCGTTAAAGTAGCGCTGGCTATCTTCATAAAGTCGATTCACATTGTCAACACCGGCTTCGACGAATACAGCTTGGGGTTCGCCCGCGAACCCAACACCACGAAGTGCTTCATCGATGATTTCGGTTGCAGTTACAGCGTCGAATCTCCAAAGATTGGCAGCTGGAGTTTGCTCAGGTGTTAGAGCAAATTCGACTTGAGAACCGTAGCAGATAGTTGAGACTGTGCTCATGTCCCCACCTAAAGAATCCGCTGGTACAACAACCCATACATAAGACGAACCGTTGAAAACAACGGCAATACGGTCGCCGACAACAACTCTAGTTGTTCCATCAGGAGCGACAGAGTTCGCTGGTGCCGAAGTTACAGTGAAGTAAACTCCACTTAGCGTGGAAAGGAAACTTTGTATTGTGACTCCTGTGTCTCCTACCTCAAGCCCGCAAGCTGTTGCATAAGGAGTTATGGAATCCAGAATGCCTAGAACAGCCGTTGTACCTGCTTCAAAGTTTCCCCCGAAGATCGGATTAATGACTGGAACCAGATAGGCTTCAGATGAGAAACTCTGATCAACAGTTGGTGTGCAGAGGAAGTTGTCAACAGATGTTGAAGTTGATCCAGGGGTTACCAACTCGAGTGAAGGAAGCCAACCAGCGTTGTTAGTTTCACCGTAAGGGAAAATACGCTCTGAACCCAACACCAAAGAGCTAGTATTTAGGTATAGGGAAACAGTTGGGTCGTCATTAGAAGTGAGCAAGTTATGATCGTAAGCACGATCCCAAATTGTGCCCGAAGCTAAACCGTATTTCCTACCTCGAATGAGTGGTACAATACTTAGTTCTGACAAGTTTACAGAGGCTAATCCGCCACCCCTGACCGAGGAGTAAAGAATTGTAGGACTTGTTGAGATACTTACCATCCCTGTTGGGTAAGGGACGTAAGAACCTGAAAGATAGTTTGAGCTAGAAGTAGCAAGTACGAAGTTATCGTTATCAATAACTTTAACGTAGTATTCTTGAAGATTGTTCTTAACCGTCGCTTTAAATAGTGTCGTAGAGTTGGCTAGTATAGGCTTGGTGAAGTACAGTTTCTGACCGTTAACCAATTTGTGAGAGCTTACCCCAAAAGAAGCAGCGCCGGTATACCCAGATACGGTACTACTGGAGAGCACAATGGAAGGGTCAAACAGAGATCGACTCACGAAAGCGAGTCGGTATTCTTCTGTAGGCTCTTGTAGACTTCCGGGGAGGTGAAGAGTGTTTACGAAAGTTGAATCACCAGTTAGATTGCGAATCAAGTTAGAAGTTTGACCCTCAATTGTTACAGGCAAATTCCACTGAGGAGTAGTGTAAGTTGCCGCTGCTGTACTTGTGGTAGGGCTTGCGTCGCTAAATGCACCAGTAGGAGTGAGGGCTGCAGTTAGAGCTAGAGCAGTACCACCGAGAGCAGTAACTTCGGTTAGAATTGAAACAGCTTCGGCAGCGGTTTGAGCAATGTAAACAAACTGGTCAGAACCGTCTGAAGGATAAGGTCCGTACAATGCACTGTTGAAAGGTGGTGCAACGAAGTACACTTCAACAGAGGTTTCTCCAACTGGGAGAAGGGGTAAGAAGTCAGCACCAAGACTGCTCAGGGTTACTTGTTGAATCTGGAGGTCTACGGGCCAAGTTGTGTTCGAATCTAGTAAGAAAACGCCTCGTTGTGCGAGGGGCGAAGTCGAAGTTACAATGTATTTTGCAAGGTCTAGAAGACCGACTTTTTCGTCTTCGGCTACACCTTCTACCGAAGACTCAATGGCGACTCTAGGATCGTAGCCGGAAACAAGAGTTTGATACTTTAGACGATCATAAGTAACGTCATTTCCCGCCCACTTGTAGATAGCATTATCAACAAGATACAAATTGTCGGTTACCAAGTCATTAGCTGGTTGGTGGGGGGTGTACTCTTTGTACTTGTTAATGTCAGATACAAGGAAAGGACCCGGATCAGCAACTGCCATCCACTTGAAGTTATTGTCTTGGCAATGCGAAGCTGCTGCGGCGCCAACTGCTGCGCGACCTTCAGCATCAAACTGGGCGTAAGCAGTCGGGGTCGCAAGGTACCCTTGGTTCACTTGACCGTCGAAAGCTGTGTTGATGCACTGGATATAATCCTGAGGGACTCTTTCCAAGTTATTCTGGAGACCTACGATGTTCTGAACTTCGTAAGTATTTTGCATTAAAACATACTCAGCTCCGACAGGAAGCTGCTCTGTCACTACGGATACGCTTCCGTCATAAGTAGAGGCTGCGATTGTAATGTAACCGCTTTCAGAGTTAGAAGAAGGAAGTAAGTCGTTAACAAGACCCGAGTCGCGAACGTAAATTGCACTACGGACACTGGGATTGCTTTCGACGGCGGCGGCAATTGCGCTTGAGATGGCAGCGGAAATTTTCCGGTTGTTCACTTCGTCCCCAGAGACGTAATCAACAGGGATAACTGCAGGTACTCCTAACCACTCTCCCTCGGAAGTGTAACCGGTGGAACCGTCTCCGGCCACAAGTTTCAAGCCATTGAGTACAAGTTGGGCATAAACCACGTCCCCGGCTTGTAAAGAGGAGGGGAGACCCGAGTTGCTAATTTTCGACCCTGAGGGTAGAATCTCAATTTCTGCGATCTGGTTCGGAGTACCAACTCTTACAACCCTAAGGTCACCAACTTGCGCATTAGAGAAGAAAGCATTAATGCAATTGTAGCTTAGCAAAGGAATACGGGTTTCTGGTACTCTTCCTACGAGAATTTTGTAGTCGGATAGAGAAGATACCGGGACCGGTTTGTTGAACGGGAAGCGTGTGGTTGGAACGTTTTCCTCTGTTTCCACCAACAAATAGGTAGTGTTAAAGGGGGCTATTCCTGCTGAAGCTACGTTACCAACACGTTCGTTGATATATGTACCTGGGGCACCAGGGACTATTCCGGTGCCGAATGAAAAAGTTGCCATTTTTGTTATGTTCCTCCTTTTCCTTACCTCTGTGCCGGCGAGGATAAGTCCGGCGGTGGTGCCCGTGGGCCAGAAGTTTAGGGTGTATACCCCTGTATTTTACCCTACAAGTCCTGTTACAACTTCCGAGCTATCCGTTGACCAGCCGTTCAACCTGCTCACTTCCCTGAGACTTGAGCGGCTGTATGAGGATAGAGACAGGTAGTATTCTTCCTCACTAAGGAATGGGTAAAAGTCTAGAACTTCTTGCCCCGAACTCCTACCAAAAACAGGGGACTGTTGCGATGAACCAGCCCCTGAGATTGTAGTTCCTCCAACTAGAACTGTTCCAGAGGGAGGTAGTTCAACTACCGACCATCTGGGATTGTTGTCTAATACTTGGCGATAAGAAAGAGAATCTGAGTAAAACCCATACCCTAACTTCCTCCAAGTCATTCCAGGTTGGAAGACTAGAGTGTTCACGATTTAGCTTGTCTAAGTGCACGAGCCATCAGAGCAGCTCCGGCTTCGGTGCCTCTGGATAGCGAAAATCCTGCTTGTTCCGCAATTTCTTTTACCTCTTTCTGAAGTTGGGCGGAAGGCACAAAGGGATCTACCTCTTCGGAAGATCGTTTCGAGAGTTTTTCCTGGATTGATGCTTCGATGGCTTCTTTGCTCTGCTTTTCTTTCAGCGGAGTAGTGGCCGAAGTTGTAAGTTCTACGGCCGCCGGTTCAGACCCGGCAGGTTCTTCTACCGGGTCTGTAACCACTGGGTCAGCAGAAAGACTTTCATCTTCCTTAGAAGTTTCGCTCGGGGTTTCAACCCAAGCCTCGTTCACGTTTGGTGTTGACGGGTTGTCACCGACAAATTGACCTTGTTCGTCTTTAGCGCGAGATTTTGTCATAGTTAGTTAAGAATGTGTTTCCAGGCAATGCCTGAGAGTTTTTTAAGAGATGTATCAGGTACACCCATCCATGGCCTTGCAGCCATTTTTTTAGTGCCGAATTGATGGTAAGGACCAACGCTGGTTGTTAAAACCTCAAAACGGTCATTCTTTAGACTCGTTCGAACTTTTGCAGTGTCTTGCATTTTTCCTGTTGCCCTTAAGATTGGCTGCTCACCGTACCTTTTCTTCTTCCACGCTCTGTACTGGTTTGTAAGAGGTTTCCAGGGTCGTCCGTTCGGTTGTGTTTGGTTTCTCCAAAAGGGCTTGTTTTCGTTCAGAAGTATAGGAGCCCATTCTAACTTTGTAGGCTCCCACCAGTTGAGGTTGAATAGCTTTACCCCAAAGTTCGTCTTAGTACTTAACGTGAACATTAGCGTCTCCTGCCCTTTGAGTTTTTAATGGCGTCTTGCTGTTCTTCCGCCACTTTTTGGTTGATCTCAATCATGCGCTTTATTCGCGTCATGGGTTGAACTTCCAGCCAGTCTATACCCCCGTCCCACCGTTGTTTGTTTAAATGAAAAGCAATTTCCATCCAACTTTCGGGGGTTAGGATGCTTTCGTCTAGTATATTATTTGATACCCACACAGTAAAGGTTTTAAAGTCCCTTGCGGGCATGAATTCTAAACTTTCAGGGTTAGAAATAAGTCTTGATATTAGCTTGAGAGCACCTTCCCCCTTGTCCTGTAAAATTCTAGCAAATAAAAAGTCTTTCGGGGAGATATCTCGTATGTGAACTGGCTTGTTAGAATCTACAATCACCCGGAAGGAAAAGTCTTCGAGTTCCTCTATCTCTATTTTGGGTTTTTATCTTCCTCCTCCTCGCCACCATTAGCTTTCTTTACAAGTTCAGACACGACTTTTAAATCTCGGGCACCCATGTCGGCTACTTCATCGAAAGTTACCTTCACGGGTCCTACATTCAGCCTCTCGACTAGGTAAAAACTCTGACGAGTTTCTCCATACTTAGCCAGATCTTCTTCCATGTAGATAAGGTCGCGACCGGTCATTTCACGGATTGTAATTTCTCTTCCGTCTGACAAAGTTGCACTGAAAGTCTGAAGATTGGAGATAGACTTTGGTTCTAAAGGTTGGTTGGGTTCGGTTGTTACTGAGCGCATGGTTTGTGTAGTATCAATGCTGCTCTAGTTTTACCCTACTTTCGATCAAGTCGGCCTCAAGAGAAAAGTCCCCCTGTCCAGCTGGAAGGGAGACGAATAGACTATTGGCAATTTTCCAACTCAACTCAGCACTTTCTCTGTCCCCCAACTCTATTCTATCGTGAACATCTTCAATCCAACTTTTTATGACTTCTTTTCTAAAGTCAGGGTCAAGGGGCAGCGGGAAGGGCATCTTTTTTCCGTTTTAACTTGTGGGGTTTCTGCTTCATGAGAACATTTCAACTGCACTCATAACTATGTTCGGGGTCATATCAGAAATTGTTTCTTCGTTAAAGGAGATAGACTTTTCGCCTATGCCTACAATGAATTGTCTGGTCATACTAGACCAATAAGTACGAACGGAGTTCTCTCCTTTATCAGCAATTAGAGCTGTCACCGCTTTTCTAAGGACTTGGATGGACAAATAAGTTCCAAGTTTAGTATCAGAATACAATTTTAGGTAGAGACTGATTTTGTATGGAAACACGGTCGGGTCTTGGTAGTCTTCCTCCGGAAATTTCCATTTTCCACCTTCTTCCTTAAATATAAGTCTGTTGACGGATGTACCCAGATGGAACCTTCCGTAAATTTCCCTGAGGGAGGGTGATTAAAATTTCTCTTTTCTTCACCACTCTTAGAGTTAACCTTACTTTCTACACTTTCTACAAAGTGACTACGTTTGGAAATGTTCGGAATAATGCCTGTATTAGAGTATTTCTCTAGATCCGAAATTGAAGTATTTGGATCATTTAACCACTCTAGAAAATTGTCGCAGTCTTTCAGAAATTCTGCAGGGTTCAGAGGGTCAAGAGAAGATGAAACTTCTTTAGGAGGGAGGTTACCATAGGGGTTGTACATTATTCAACTTCTCCTCACCGTTAGAGTGCCCGAAGCATGATAACAGCGTCTCGTTCTGAAAAGTATTCTTGAGAATACAAGCAATCGACGGAGGAAGGGATAAACTTGTCTTTCTTGTCGTACGGGACAGGCCACCAGTACATCCCTACCTTCGTCTTGCAAGGAAAGATGTCTGCTGATTGAACTCTGGGCTTTTTAACTTTGGTGTGTTTCTTCATTGTTTGTCTCAAATTAAACTTTTTTGAATAGCGTCGTACCGAATTTTCAACTTGTCAATAGCACCGATCTCGCTAAGCTCGCTCATTGAGTATTCGACGCCGTTCGGCTCCTCAGACCCTCTTAAATTGGAGGGTGTCACAGTACACTCCTTGGGAGACTTTCTGAGCCTGTAGTCAATAGCTACAGAGGAGAAAAACGCTCGACTGAGGGGGAGTTCCGGTATACTCACAGAACTATGGAAGTATGCCCAAGTGTACAAGTGAGCAATTTGAAACACTACAGCAAACTGCTCTGCGTATCTTTCAGGCGTCATGAAGTGCAGTTCGTCATGAATACTGATGATGAAACGGTAGGGAATCTTGAATTCTTCCGCCAACCACGCGACTGCAGTTAGCGTGATGGAAAGAATCTCAGCACCTGAGGCTTGGATAGTCCAGTTTGTTCGGCCCGTCTTAAAGTCGTTTCCGACCGCAGCAGGGCGCATCGCCGTTGAAATCTTGGTCCCCAAGCACGGGAGCTGAGGAACTTTCGTTTTCATGGAAATTTGTTCCATCAGGTTGAAGGCACCTGAGTCAGAGCCTCCCTCATAAGTCCCATTTGACAACACTCCTTTCTTCGAAGACAAAGCTTTTAGGGCAAATTCTTTGACTTCTCGCTCTTTCTTTTCAGGGAAAGTTCTACGAATCGGAGTGCTGAGGGCTCTTACACTTCCCCCGTACAGGGTTGCGAAGCCAACGATCTTACTCAGATCCCGAGCTTTCTTTAGCAATTTGTCTTTCTTGTCGTCAATGGGACAAAGCCAATAATTACTTAATTTTACGCAACCAGGGGTTGTCATGGGCTCAGTCTCAAATTTGTAGCATACGCCCAGTTTTCTATCCCAGACAAGACCCTTGTACAACTCAGGGAGAATAGCTCTAGCCAAAGCGGTATGCGGGTCTGTTCCGTTTTCTTTCGAACCGGATAAGACGTTATAACCCATCGGTGAGCAGCCGACGAAGCCTCCCTCCCATTTATCGCTGTAGATGGAAGCAATTTGAAGTTCTTGGCCATCGTAGTCAGCGCTTACGATTTTCCACCCTTCTGGTGCCTGCACCCTAGTTTTCAGTTCAGTTCCAATGCGCCAGACCTTCGTAGAGCACATGGTTGCCATGAGACTCTCAACCGTTCTCCGTGTAACAGTGCCGTGGCACAGAATTTCGGGTAGAGTCACAAGGGTGTCCGTACCGTAGGGGTTCTTGACATCAAGGAAAATCCTATCCATCACACGCTTACGAACGGATGTCCAGTATGAGATTGAGTTGGAAATGTCAAGTGCTCTTTTAGCTTCGGGTAAATCACTACTCAGTCTGCCTGTTTCCATGTCTTGAACGAAGTCTTTTGACAGGACACCTCCGCAGTTATCCCCGTTACCTTTCGGGTGAGGAATTTTTGTAAGTTTGTGATTCTCGTCGTAATAGCACCACCCGTCTTCCTTGGTGAGAACCATGTGGGACCCTTCGTACTTAAGCCTCAATAGCAAGTGGGCCAGTTGAGATTTAACCCCAATATGTTGCTCAGGGTCCTTGATAAATGGGCGCATCCAAGTTGGGATCCAGGCGTACTTTCCTTTACGACTTTCGATCTCCCAGTTAAGTTGGGACACCCAAGGGTCAAGCTTCACCCAGGCCGTAGCTTGCCTCAACCCTTCCTCAGGATCTTCCTCACTTTCGAAGATTCCTTTCCACTCTTCATAGGTCTTCCAAACAAGTTTTCTACACAACTCAGTCATTTCCTGGCTATGCTCGTGAAAAACTTTCTCAGTATTACGGATCCATTCAGCCCAGTCATCCACCAGAGGGACAACGGAACCGTTTAAGTGGTAATGTCCGCAGAGACCTACCATAGAAGGGGTACTGTCAAGGTACTTAGGCCACAGAGCTTGGAAAAGTTCTGCCGTGTAAAAAGCATCTCTTACGGCATACTCAACTGCTTTTTCAAGAGCAGCAGTAATTTGAGAAATGTGCGTAGCGTCTACGAAAATGTCTCGAACTTTCTTGTCTCCTTGATTTAGAGGGCGAACCGTTTCATCCCCGAAGTACTTTCTAACTTCGTAAACGTGAAAGTTGTAGCATTGAACAAGACTGTTCGTGGAACCCTCGTCGAGCCACTTCGGGGCATACCTTAACTTTCTCTTTTCTTCCTCTGTCAAGTTGTCAGGGTCTTTAGCTGCAAGTAGGTACAACCACCGCTGTCCAGAGGCCAGTCCGGAAACTCCGATATGCGCCGATAAAGTATCAAAGTAGAAGTTTTCAGGCTTGATTCGGTCGAGCGAGTAACCTTCCCGTGATCGAACACGGTCGTAGCTGATATTGTGACCCGCTACAAATCTGTTCTCTCCGATGGGGATAAGGTCTCGTTGGTCCCACTGCTCTTCCGGCAGGGTAGGGTCAATGAGTTCGGACGCTAGCCAAATATAAGTTGCTCTTTCGCTAAGGGCAGTGCCGATGATGGGGAATGCCCCTGCTTTCACGAAGGTCTCTGTGTCAAATGTGAAGGCTTCTTCTGTGGGGAATGGCACAGACTCTCTCAGAAACTTGCCTTCTTCTTCAAGCCACTCGTAGCGTGTCCAACCCGGTTGATAGACGAACTCTGAAGGAGGGGGTAGTTGTGGAAGTTTACACTTAGAAAGGTTATCTCCGTGCTCTTTATACACACCTACTTGCTCTGTTGCAATTCTTTCAAAGTGCTCATGCAAAGAATAACCCTTCAAACTAGGTAGTGGCAGTGGGCCATCATACAAGTTGTCAGGGTGATCTACCGGGACTGAGATCTCGAATTGCTTGAGAAGACGCTCGGCCTTTCGGCGAGCTGAGGTATCCATGGGCGCCATCTTTTCACCGCCAAACACCTTCTCGTGCAGGGTGCTTGAAAGGACGGGATATCCGAGTTCGCTGGTTCTCATGTCGTTTAATTGTTCCGGTTTAATTTAGCTTGGTTTAGGGCGTGGTAAACTCAGGTCTTTTTATGGGGGTGAATGAACCTACCCTGAACCCCTGTTATCGAGTTCTGGTGAGCCGAACTTAAACATCTTCAAGTCAAAAGCCCTGACCCCACTACTATTGTAAACTTCATCTTTATGCGCTCTGTAGATCTCGTAAGCGTCGAACACGGGGGAAAAGTGAATCGGTCTTTCTCCTGGCTCGTCTCGCCACATTAGAATCTCTACAAGGGATAAAGGGACATCGGAGTCCCACTCTTCGTCTCTCTCACCATAAAGTAAGGGGAGAGCGTCGTTCCTCCACCAGTCCGTAACTTGGTAGATGTACTGCTCCCACGCTTCCGGGTCTGTAACATGGGTTTCACAGTTTTCTCTCAGGTAAGCAACATATTCTTTACCCCGGTTGATAACCATTTGAGAAGACTCGGGTAATTTTTGGATGAAGTAAGCAGGGTCTTCGGAAGAAACAACCCTTTCGATTATGGCAGGGAACAGAAAAGCGTAACTCATGAGGCGAAAGTCATCTGCGCCTTCGCACATGTGTCGAAGTAGACACTCAAAGACGGCTAGAGTGGAAGCTATACTAAGCTCTGTTGGATCTTCCTGAGAGTCCACAACGGGGTTAACTTCTTTAAAATGCTTCCTAAGTTTCGAAAGTTCGAGTTCGAGTCGGCGCACTTCCCGTCCTTTTTCTCGTTCTAGTTTGGCTTTATAGATTTCGGTTTGAGTGAGCAATTTGTCGAATTTGGACTCAATCTTTTCAACTTCGGAACCAAGTTGCTCAACGCTAATTTTCAGGTTTGATAGTTTTTTCTTGAGTGAAGAGACCGAGGATCTCATGCTATCGGTCGCAAACACTATATTATCTAGCATGGTTGTTTTCGCTTTAAAGGGGTCGAACTTCGGCTTCTAAGTGATCAGTGTCAGGGTCTACTATCGTTATAGTAAACGCATATTTTTTGTTCGGGTCTGAGCGAAGGTGGAAACTTCCGGAAAAACCGTCTTTAGAACTCAGAAACCCGTTACCGGGGGTTGGAGGGTGCTCAAAAGCGATATCATCTTTGAGTTCAGGGTGGGATTCCTCGATCGCGCAAATAAGTCGATTATTAACTGCTGAAGCAGTAGCCATTTCGAACTCCGATGTGATTTGAGATTCGTAACCTTCTTCAGTTGCCTCTACTTTCATTGAAGACCCGGTATCGAAGTATATGTTAAACACCCTTCCTTCGTCTTCAACTTCAAAGCAAACTTCTTCAGCTAAGAATTGACATTCCTCATCGGGTAATTCATTGACCTCTGCTTCTAACAAATCGTAAAAAACATCTCTTAAGACGTCCGAATCGAAAACTCCTCCCAGATAGTTTGAGATGGCAAGAAACAGTCGAGGGTTAGCTAGTAACCGAGGGACAGGGTAGACTACAGACATGGCTCTTATCAACTAATTAGAGTTTAGCTGGGGATGCTTTTAGTAAAGCCTCACAACCATTTTACCCGGTTTCCTGTCTCTAGGCTAGTTTCACCTCCGAGATGTTGGCGACCTTGACACCTTTGCCACCGGGCTTACCCGCTTTAACATTTAAGTTAAGCTTCACTGCTTTCTTTCGCGTGGACACCCAGTTCACAGTGTAGTCGCCTTCTCCGAAATGTCTCAGTGTTGCGCCTTCGGGCAACCACCTCTTGCCTTTACTTGTTGCTCTGCAAAGGTCTTCGCCGTTAATAGTCAGAGCCTTGAGTTGCCCCTCAAGTTCAAATACAACCAGGTATTTCCGCTTGGAGACGTCGGCCTCTCGCTTAGCTAAGGAGACGGCAGAGTAAGAAGTTGAGATGGTTCCCTTAAAGTTTGCCGGAACTTTCTTGAGCATTCCGTCTTCAGTCATGAGGATGACTTTCTCTTTGGCATCAACAACGAGGGCACCCCGAGGACCCTTCGCTTGCTCAACCATGCCCTTCTTGGCGTCAACCTTGAGGAAGCGGGGCTTCGGAGCGGCTGCAGGGCGCTTCGCCCTTTCGCCTGGGCTACGGGCCACCTCTCCCACCGGGGGCTCCACGAGGGGGCTCCTGCGAGCCTCTCCGTGTCGTTTCCCGAGCTCACTCAGCTCTTCTAGCATGTAGAATTTGCGAGCGGTGATGCCGCTGGTTTCATCGCTAACCAGCTCGTCAAGCTCGTCGATTCTCGCTTGCAGGGAGTTTCCTTCAAAAGTAAGATCGTTCTGATCCAATCCAGTAAGCTGCCTCAGACGCATCTCTAGGATCGCTTCTGCTTGCTTGTCTGTGAACTTGAAGGGTGTTGCCATCAGAGCAGCTTTCGCCTCGGCTTTGTCCTTCGCTGCTTGGATCTTCTTGATAACCAAGTCCATCTTGTCAATGGCTTTGAGCAATCCTTGGACAATGTGTAAGCGAGCACTCTTCAGGTCAAACTCTCTACTAAACTTCACTTGAAGGCGGTCGAGCCTCCAACTCACCCATTTCTCTACAATTTGAACTGGTGAAAGCTCAACAGGTTTGATACCATCGATCACCAGGGTTTTTGCAGAGAACTTGGTGTCGAGGTCTGTGTATGAGTAGAGTTGGTTACGAAGTTTTTCTGCATCAACCCCTGGTTTAGCAATAATTTGAACGCAGTCTCCTGAAAGGTCGGAGAGGTCATTGACCTCGGCAACACCCTCTATCCTACCCTTTTCCAGCTCATTTTTAATTTGTTCGCCTAGTTTTTCAGGGTTAGTTCCGGGGGGTAAGTGTGTGAAAGAAAGGGTAACGCGATCTTTGGCCCTGCCATCTCTTTTTTGAAGACCCTGTTCTACACGCGCCATGCAACGAATGCTACCCGAACCTGTCCTGGAGTACTGCTCTAGTTGCTCATCTTTAACGATCTGGGTGCCAGTGGGGAAGTCGGGTAGGAGAATTTCCCGAGCTTTGCGAAGATTTTCGGCATACCTTTTTTCTGTGACTGAGTCTTTGCACACCAACTTTGTTGCTTCAACAATAGATCGGAGGTTGTGGGAAGCTATTTTACAGGCGTAGCCTACTCCAATGCCTTCTTGCCCATTGAGCAGAACAGCCGGGATCTTGACATTCAGCTCCACAGGCTCTTGCAAAGAGCCGTCGTAGTTTGGTGTCGTTTCCCAAGTGTCTGAGTCGTCTAAGAGGCAGTCCCAGGCGAAGGGAGATAGTTTGCATTCAGTGTACCTGGAACTCGCGGCTTGGTCTGTCGAGGACCCCCAATTCCCATGCCCATCCACTAAAGGAACCATGTTATTCCAAGGGGCAGCCAAAGTTACAATGGAACTATAACTGCCTCCGTGGGGGCTTAATTTACCCATAACTTCACCCTCAACCCTGGCGCTTTTCATATAGCGTCCCTCGGGCTTTAGATTAAGCCATCGCATAGCTGTCATAATACGCCGCGAAATGGTCTTGCAGCCGTCTGTGTACCGAGGGAATGCCCTACCCACGATTACGCTTAAGGAATAAGCTAGGTAATCCTCCTGGACTTGCTGTGCCAGGTTTACATTAATAGTGTTTGTCATTTCGGGTATTAAAGTTATACGTTAAGTTAAGTTAAGTTGTTTATTTGCCAATACTGGAACAAGTCGTGAGAGGTCCAGCCCCAAGAGTCTTTGCTTAAGAACTTTTCGTACAGGTCTCTAGAGATTTGCCCTTCTTCGTACAATTCAGATAAGCCACTTTCTTGAAGATTTTCGAGAACTTTCTCGGTAGCTTCTCTAACTCTGGTGGGGATCTCACTCATGGGCGAAGTTTTTGTTTCTTGTAAGGGGAATGCCCCGTTTCTAAGACCTCTTCAGCAACCTCCCTCGTAATTTCGTAGTACCTGCCTTCGGTGGATCTATCATTCAAGTATTGCTTTTTCTGTTCGTCAGATAGAAGATCGAATAGCTTGTCTTCGTCAATCTACAATTCGTAACGGTAGTCCCTGTCGAGGAACACCCTCATCCTGTTCCGGTAAAATCGAAACGGGTCGAAGCTTTTGTTTTCCGATGCACAAAGTTCAATCATAAATTTTTCTTCCTTTCTTGAGGTCTTTTTCGTAGTTGCTTTGCAAAGTTAGCCAGAAGTTCTCTGGAATGCCGAACACGTACTCGAGGCGCTCAGCGAGTAGAAGGTCAATTTTGAGATCCCCTGAGTCAAGTTCTAGAACTTCAGGGACGGTCAAGCCGGTTTCCCCGGCAAAGTCGTGAAGAGAAATTCTTCGCTCTTGACGCAGCTCTTCAATCAGGTGTCCCGGTGGTACGGTCCAGTCTCGGTTGTCGTTCATGTTTTTATGGTAGCGTTCCTATGAAGCAAGGGCAAGGCTGTTATCCGTCTGTCCTCGTTCGGATAACCGAACTTGTCTACATCCAATGGGGTAGGGAAAGAGGCATGAAGCCCAGGTAATCTAAACGAAGAAAGGGGTGGTCTTCGTCTAATATATCGTTCTCTATAGTCATTCCTAGTTCTGCTACAGCTTGAAATTCTCCATCCTCTCGCAATACCGTAGCTGTTTTGTCTAGGTCCTCCTCCGAAAGAGAGAGTAGAGACTCCAGGAGTTCTCTGTAAGTTAAGTTCATAGAGAAGGGGGTTCTTTGAAGTTCATGTCGCCAAGGTAGCCCAGAATTTCCGCGTCTCTGCGCTCGTCGGGACCGGAGATTTCAATGGGCTTAAACCCGCTATACTTGCACAAATAGTCGTAAACAAATCGGTCAACTTCTTTAGCTTGATCCTCTGTTTCATAACGGCCACGCGGGTCGAAGGGCTTGTTGCGCTTCAGGAAAAAGTTCTTGTAAGTGACACCTTGTTCTTCTGCGTGTGCCATGAAAGCTTGCGCAGCGTTGCTTACGTAGGAATCTTTACCATTGGAACGAAACTCTTGGTAAATACCTGCGAGTAAGATTGGGCTGTCGGTTACAATGTAGTCCACTTTACCGTAGAGCATGCTTTCGTATGCACTCTGCTTACCAAGTAAGTAAAGTTGGTCACACTCTCGAACCTTACGGTCATTCCAAGCCCAGTACTTCACGTATTCTCTTACAAGTTCAACGTGAATCCCGGTCAGTTTCATTCGGGAGAAGAGTAAAGCGGCGGTGGTCGACTTTCCACAACCTGAGCCACCGAAAAGATTAATTACCGTCGTCATCGTACCAGTCCTTGTTTTTGTCTAAACCGAGTTCTTTTGAGAGTTTGCGAGAGTTTTTGTCTGCGTTTTCACTGATTCTCCTCCTCACCCAGAAGTGATCTGGGTTCTGAGTTAAGTAATATTTGAGTCCCAGCACGGAAGAACGTAGCCGCTCGGATAGTAGAAAAAGGTATGTAATGACATTAAAGTCTCGCGAAACAGCATAAGTGAAGACCGCGATTAATGTCACCCATGCCAGAGTAGAAGGGGTCAATTTAAGAGTGAGACGCTACAGCCAGTTTAGCCGATGCCTTAGACGGTAAGCGTCTCTCGACTAAGGGAGAGTGTGCTCGCAGTCGGGGCATTTCCAACCGGTTACTGCGCCGTCGTTGAGGATACCAAGTAAGCGTGAGTGGAAGGCACCAGGTTCACAAGTTTCCGGCAAAAGCACTTCGGCTGCTACTAAATTTGTACCGCAGTCAGGGCAGTTCCGGAGACGGAGGATTTCAGGGTAACTCATTTGAACCAAGTGATAAAAAGAGGGGTTAAACCCCCTCAAACGTCAAGGTCTACGTGATCAAGTTCACCCAGAGCTATAAATTCTACTCCTTGGTGAACTGTATGCGCACTTAGATGCCAGTGGCCATGAATCCAGAGGTCCGGTTTGTGAATTTCGAGCATATCATCGAAACATCTTCGAGTTACAGACGGGATATCATACTTGTGCATGCTCCTTGCCTGGTAAACTCGAGAAATCACGGAGTCCGGGCACTCATGTGTGACGACGATTTTCGGTTTTATCAACTCATAAGCATCCATTATATTGGACAATTCACCATAGGACAACTCCTCATCATGCCACCAATCGTAGTTTTCGGTCCGTCGATCTTTGTCAATCGAGAAAGCCCCACCAACACAAAAGATGTCATCGCGACCGAACACCGAACCACCATCTTTCACCCAAAAAGGGTGCCTCTTACAAACACCAGGGTTGTCGTGGTTACCCCGAATGAAGAAGTGTTCTCCCTTGGACATGTGATCATAAGGGGGATTGCTGTAAGGCTTTTCGGTTATTGGGTTGAAGAAGCCCACACCGAAATCTCCAACTTGAAGAGAGCGGTCGCAGTCTTTGATTAGTTTCTTATATCTGTCCCACTTTGCGTGAACATCACCGATGAATCTGATTTGCATTTGGTTTTTTAGCGATTTTGTTAAAATCCCCAACGATACGCTCAGCTTGTGCGGGGCTGTCTACTTCACAGAGAACAATGTAGATACCCGCGAATAGGTACCTGGCTATCCCTGAGCCTTGGGTAGTATAGGTTGCTGTGCCGACTGTGAGTAAGCGGTGAAGAATAGGGCTAAGAATGGGGATTTGTGGTACTATCATAGTTTTTGTAGGTGGGAAGGGTAGTGGCAGGCAGCCAATGAGTTACGGGGTAGGCTCTGGTGCTGAGTGGCCCCAGCGGGCGAGAACTTCCTCAATGGCGTTCTCAAAGCCGACTTGAGGGCCTTCTCCCATGTGGCGCCAGAACAGGTCAGCTACATCACTCTCGCTCGGCCCCCGAACCTCTTCAGCCGCCAAAGCGGCACGGGCGAGGTCGGCCACTGGATGAGTCAATCTGTGGTCATCCATCATGCATGGGTGGTTGTAATCTAGTTCGTCAGCCATTAAGGAGCACAGAGCGCGAAAGTCAGTGGGGGTTGTCTTTTCCATACAAATACTATAGCGCCTTTGCCCGCAAAGGCCAAGGGGAGAACCGAACCGGGTGGGGCGGTTTACCGCCCCTCTCGGCTTGTCTCCTATTTCGTCTCAGTCTCTTTCAAGGAGGCCCAGGCGCGATCGAGCAGATCCTGCTCCGGATCCTCTCCAGGCCAGCCGCACTCGTCATCTTTTCTGCCTTGCAAGTAGGAAGCAAGCTCAGCGCACAGAGCGCGAAAGTCAGTGGGGGTTGTCTTTTCCATACAAATACTATAGCGCCTTTGCCCGCAAAGGCCAAGGGGAGAACCGAACCGGGTGGGGCGGTTTACCGCCCCTCTCGGCTCTCTCAGAATATACAAGTTGAGGGACAGATACAGTGTACAGAGAGTGAAAGTCAGGAGGAGTCTTCCTTCCTCCTGCCTTGGTTAAACAGGCTCGTAGGATACGACAGTTTTTTCTTTCATCTTGAAGAAGACATAAGAGTTACCACAATCTGACCAAGACATTTCTTCACTGAAAACATCACAAACTCCCCGGATGCCAAGTAGACCACCCTGCACCTGAATAACAGAAGTTGAAAGGGCATACCATCTGTGCCTATCGTAGTCCAGGTTATCCTCCAAAATGGTGAACCCATCACTGAAGTACTCTTCATAGAGATCATCTGGTAAGTCATCCTCCCAACAACCCGCTTGGCTAAGGTTTAGAGATTGGAGTTTGTCAAGCATTTCGTCAAATTTGTTCATTTTAGGTTGGGTTTGGTTCGGATTGAGGTAATTTTCAAGGTTGTCTCCAGAAGCTTGTAGTCATCTAGGGTTACCCCAAAATATTCAAATCGGGGTACAAGGTCAAGAGTTCCTCTTTCGAGAGAACGTCGTACTCATCTTCTGGTTGCCAGATAATCTCAAGGGCGACCAAGTCTTCAGCAGAAATTGATCCCAGGGCCAGCAGATTTGACTTCAAGTTTTCTTGTGAGTCGGATGGCTTCAGGTTCAGATTCTCATTGGTAGCCACCAGGACATTTACAAGGATGTATTCGTTGTCCTGGGTTTTTTCGTGAGCTTTCTCCTTACTCTTTGAGAGAAGACGACCGTCAACATTCGACAAAGTTTCGTCAGACGCTCGGGAACGGTCTTCCATCGAGAACTTATTAAAGAGGCTCTCTGCGCCACCAGGGGAAACTGTGTGGCTGTCACTCCAAGCGTACACGACTTTGTCGGGGTGCCGGAGAAGAGCAAGAGTTGTCTCTTGAAGGATTTTAGCAAGGCCGTAGGAACTACCAGTATTCCCTCGTTCAGCCATCCGAATCAGGTCGGATTGAATGTCTTTAGCTGAAGCGAGAAGGGCCACTCTTTGCCGCACTACTGTTAGTTTCTTTAACTTTTCTTTTTGGGTGTTTAACCAAGGACCTACGAAATCTTCCCAGCCCCCGCACAAAAGAATGACTGCAATAGCAAACACACCCATGGAAATAAGGAGTGTAAAAAAGAATGCGGGATTGGCAGGCTGTTGACTGACTGCGGTCACCTGTGAAGGCGAGGAGTATGGGATAACCGGAGCAACATTTGGAGTCAAGTCTGGCACAATGATAATGTTCGTGCTAGACCGACTTGGGGGGTTGTAAGAAGGTGCCGAATAGCTATAGCTCGGAGAGGGGTTCCGGCGGCTGTAGCTTGGGGAGCTTGGACGGCTGTAGCCAGATGAGCTTGGGCGGCTAGGGCGGCTATAGGAGGGGGAGCTGCGAAAGCTACTGCCGCCAATGCGACCGGCCGAAGCGGCGTACGCAGGGGACGCTGTTAGCAGCATTGCTGCAGCGAGCGTGAAAAGTGTCGCCTTTGTGAGTTTCATGTTCATATACTAATGATAGCGTTTCTGCGGGGTTAGAAACAAGGGTGGAAGCCGAACGGTTAGGGACGGTAAACCGTCCCCTTGTCTCTCACTGTCTTCTAAAACAGGGCACAGAGCTGAAACTTTCATGTGACCTTATACAGGGGGTCCAAAACCGCTTGAGAAAATGGAATAAAATTGTGCGGTTGTTTCTCAGTTTTTGTAACTTTTTGGCGGGCTTAGTTCCCTGATTGTTTACATGGTTCTTAGAGACGAGAGTAGCAGTAGCTTCACCAAATGTGTTCCGAATGCGACTAAGTTGAATGAGGGCTTGGTGCAGGGTTGGGGATTTCGGGTCCTCAACAGTGCCCTCTTTGGGTTGTACTTTAGGTGTCTTTTGGATTGCTCTGTTTATAGAGAATGCCGCAATGGTTAGTAGTATAAATGTTGGCAGAAAGATAATCATTATGTTAGTTTCAATGCTTGTACCGGGTTGGCAGTGGTGCGAACCTTATAAATTCGGCTCCCGTCTTCACACACTGTGAAATAGCATGACCCCGCTCCGAGGTCCTAAAGTAACATTTTGGATGGAGGTCATATTAGGAAACCACTCTTCTTTGTTGCATGCATAATTCACCTCTTCACCATCGACTGAAAGTTTTTTGCGACCGAAGCGATAAACCTCTACCAGCCCTTCATTGAAGACGTAGCTGTAGTCAGTAGTTAGGCTGTCATCCCATGGCCAAGGCCACCCTTCGCTCGGGTCGGTGAAGTCTTGGCGGTCATTCGCAATGTCTTGAACGGCTGCTCGGAAGTCTTCGGGAGTTTCGGCTTCAGTTAGTGGAAAATTCCCTTCTTCCCACTCATAACCATCCCATGCAATTGATCCAAGCCATTCCCCATGGTCTCCGTTTCTAACGTAAAAGTCTGCTCGTGTTCCCATTTTATGTTGTACAGTGTGGGTGTAAGGTTAAGAAAGGAGCTTGTTTGAAATTTCCGTCCCGAGGTTTAAGATAGGAATTTGCATTTTTTGCTCGATGGCTTTTGACAAAGCGCTCAGTAGGCCATCTTTCAATACAGCATCGATTGTAGTGGTTACCTGCTCGGAATTATCCTGAAGCCAAGCAGTGATCGCTTTTTCCACCATGGGTTGTACTTGTTCAGTTACAAGTTCCTGGAATAAAGATGGTTTCTTTTTATCGCGATCATAATAACTCGAAGATAGGACAATTCGTTCTTCGAAAAATGACTTTTCAATGGTTCTTTCTAGGAGTTCTTTCAAGTCGTCTTCTGAGAGAAATTCCCCCATTGATTCACGGATGCGTTCAAACATTCGCTGTTGAAAAGTGTCTGCTTTTGTAAGTTCTGTCATTGTGGGTTTGGGGTGAGAAGGGTGGGGTGTAGTCAGAGGTTGGAATCAAGTTCTGTTGCGATGTCCATGAGTTTACTTCGTGTGGTATGACGCTGGAGACTTTGCGCTATTTCTGTCAGATTAAATTCGCCGGTAGCGTCAACATAAAATCATTCGGCCTGGAATGCTCCCTCCCATAGGAGTTCCTATGGCCACCCGGTAGTGAATGCAGGATGAACAAGGTGACATTAAATGGAGCCCTCCAACTCGGTGGCAATGGCAAGGAGTTCGCGTCGAGTTTCGTACCTGGCCGACCACTTTGCGGCACCTATATCACGAGGTAAGCAGTCGTTTGCAACTGAAATACGTAGATCAATATCAAGCACCACCAAGTCTGCCAGGGCGCGGATAGCGGCGGCAATTTGAACGTTCCTCGCGGGGGAGACTGGCGCATTCCAAAACTCTTGCAAAACCGCCTGCGAGGCAAGGGAGAGGTTGTCCGTTGGTTTGGGGGTTGGTTTGTTCATTTTCCTAAAGGTTTAACAAATAGCTCGTGAAGCATTACATCATCATTAATCACTTGGCCCGGTTCTACCCAGTTTTCACCATTTGAGGTGTGGTAGTCTTTGTCTTCCAGATGTGGTTTCATTACTAGGTCGATAGCACAAGGAAATCCACCAGAGCAACCATCGATGGCGCTCAAGATGGAAAATACGACACCGCCACACATTTCTCTCGGGGTTATGTCCCCTAGTTGGGACCAATAGGACGCTATCGATTGCAGTTGATCCAGAAACATCTGGCGCATTTCTTCTTTTGTGTATGGTTCAGTCATTAGCGCTTCGGGAATTTTAACGGTTTCAGAAAATAATAGCCCCCCCAGTTCGGATGGCCAACAGAATTTCGCGAGGTTCAGATTCAATCATTGGGGGTCGTGCATACTACTAACAATTAGGTTAGCAATTTCATCTTTGGTAAGATGTGGAGGGCTCAAACGGATCATTTCAACCGCAAGGGACATCCCCTCATCCATAGCCTCCAAAACTTGTTGCTTGATTAGCGCTGTCACAAGTTGCGTTTGCTCCGGGGTGAACCCAGGTACGGATGCCCAGTCTGTGGACGGGTCCGTTGATTCAAGCAATTGAAGCAATTTTAAGGTTCTTTCTGTGTCAGTCATTGTTTCTAGGATTGTAAATAAATAATAAGTTTAACCATTAGGCGGTTATTGCTCATGATTCGTCCAAAATGTCAAGTTCGTAAATGCCAACAACTATCATTTTCTCCCCGTGATCGTTTGAGGCTAAGTCGGAGATTTTGTCGATTGTTCTCCTAGTTAACTTCTTCACTTTGGCACAACGTGAGGCGGTTACCACTTTGTTTGACCCTTGAAGAGTGAACATAAAATCCCTCCAAGGTTCCGTAGGAACAGGTACATTTGCCAGTAACTCATCGTCCTGTGCTGCCATTTTTTCGGTGTAAACCACGGGATCTCCATCGGGGGTTTCCATGACATGAATCAGCTTCAAAAGTTGCTCTTTTGTGAAGGTTCCGTCCAATTGAATTTCACCTCTTAGTTGATCGGCACCATGGCCCTCCATGGCACATGCCAGCTCTAAAAGTTGCTCCCTAGTGAAACAACCATACAACTCAAGGGTTTTACCATCACCATTCGGGTAGATATAATTAGCGTTATGCTCTGGGCGATCTTTGATTTTGTTAAGTTCGATCATTTTGCTTTTGGGTTAAATAGCGAGGCAATCACATTGATGCAGTCTGGGCAGGGAACAAGGAGACCTTCGTTCCTGACAGTATAAGCAGCGTGGTCAATGTCCACGAAAGGAAGGTCAAAGTTACTCAAGGGATGGCCGCACCATGACTGCTTTGAGAGAGCCTCGTGAGTGTGCTGTATGCAGCGGATGTATTCAGGTCGTTTCGGGGCCATTTGTTTTGACTTCGTTGTTTATTTCGTTGCTGGCTAACTGCTTGGATTGCACCCGGTCGTAGCGTTTGCGGGCCCAGTGGGGGCAGGTACGTCCCCAATCTGACTTAGTAGACCAGTCTAACTTTTCGCACAGTCCCGTTGAATTTTGGTTTT